GTGACACTGAAGTTCAATACCTAGGCGGATCTTGTCATACCTTTGATAGGCGTATATGGAAGGTCCGCCGTTTTTTATTCGGCCCGTTCGTCTAGTGGTTAGGACACATGGTTTTCATCCATGCAACAGGAGTTCGATTCTCCTACGGGCTACCAGATTATGAAAGAGATGATACAATTAATAGGAAGGTATTTGTGAAAAAAGAAACGAAAAGAATACATAAAGAGACCGCGACTCAAATAGCAACTGGATTGGTCATTAATTACCCCCTAAATCTCTTTCTATTGTATGTTTACATTGAGAGATTCAATATTACAGATCCAATAATATTGGGTACTATGGTGACCCTGGTGATGACTGTCGTTGCCTATACAAGAATCTTTTTGTTAAGATCATATTTCAGTAAAAAATATAAATAAATTAAACGCGCTAATCACGACTAGTTCCTAGCCATGAAACCCCGTATATCATTAAAGGAGTTAGTTTATTATGAAAGGTATACCTTCAATTAAGTTCGGTTTGAATACCGAAAGTGGTAATCAATATAAAGCTGGTTTAACAATCATCCATCCAAAAGACAATCCTGTCACCCAACAAGAAGAATGGAAAGTTGCTTTTAATATCGTAAAAGATTTAATTGAATCCGGTGTCACCAAAATGGGTGAAGGATATTGTATCAGTGTTTCCGATATTTGTCTAAATCTATGTAAACAAAATGGTCTTTCAGCATCATTGTTAGAAGTTAAATTAAGTATCGTAGATCAAGAAGACGGCACTACTCATATGGTCGGACATGATGTATCTTGGGAAAAAAATTCTCATACTAAAGTAAGTACTCATGTTGTTGTTGCTATTAATGCAGAAATCCCATTCTTTATGGATCTATCAATTGCTCATAGACTTCCAAATCAAATGCAAGCTGTTATGAATGTAATAAAAAATGAAGGAAGTAAAATAATATCTAATTTTGTATTTGGTAAAAAGACAGGATTTTTATATCAAGAAAAGGTTGATGGTGTTAGCGTTCCAAAATTACATCAAATAAGTATACTTGATAGAATGGCAACTGATAGATTTATTTTTTCTGAAATGAAACAATTAAAGATACTCAACATAATCGGTATCGTTATTTCCTCCTTTGCATTAATCAATGTAATGGGAAAAATTCTCCTCGATTGGTACAACTAATTTCTTAAGACAAAAAAAGAAGGAACCCGGAGGTTCCTTCTCAATGATTCCGAAGAATCGTTTTTGTGGTTAGTTGACCTAACTCTTCTTATACTAAGATTAGAATAAGTTGCTAACAATAACTTTTCTGTAGTATCTGTTAAGATCAGCTGTAAGAGCACCAAGGCCTTGGCTAGAAACGTCACCTTGAGCGAATGGGTTTGCGACCATTCCGTAACGTGTCTTGAATCCAATTTTTGGTTGGAAGCTGTTCTCACCAACCGCACGTACCATTTGTAGAGGAACGTATGGGCAGTAGAATAAACCTGCATCAAATGCAGATGAACCCTTGTAACCAACTACCATGTAGTTAGAACCTGCGAATGGGTCAACATATACTCTGAATCTACCGTTAAGAACACCAGCAAAAGTATTGCCTGTGTCATCAACTTCTAAAGTATTTGAGTTAAGAGCAGGTGTGTAATCTAATACACCAGCCATTTGTAATGCAGAAGCCACGTCAGAAGAACAAATAACAACGTTACCTTTTCCTCTTCTTGTTCCTTTAGCAATAGCGTTAGCTTCTTGCTCGATTTGGAACATAAGACCTTTGAACTTCTCAACAGACCATCTACCGTTTGCATCAACGTCTAAGTCGAATGTACCCGGTGTAGCTGCACCTGTTGCGCCTGGAACAGCAACAGCATAAATTGTTCTAACAACTTCTCTATTGATTTCAGTTAAGATTTCAGTTTGAAGAATGTTAGCCAATTCTGTTTCAGCATCCAAGCCATGAACAGCTTTAAGGTCCTGAGCAAGCTCAGTTGTGTATTCTGCTTTCAAAGCACGAGTCTTAGCAGAAACGGTTACTTTCTCAATTGAGAAGGCCATTTCAGCATAGTTAGTCCCTTGACCATCACCTAAGGCTTCAGCAGCAGCTGTAGTCATACCAGTACCAGTTGTAATTAACTGAGTATTAGCATTTGGTAATGTATTAGCGTGAGCTCCTGTACCAGCAAAGCCTGTATCAGCTTCGTTGAATAGAGCTTCAGCACCAGCTTGTGAACCATATCTTGCTCTCATCGCGAAGATAAGACCTGTAGGACCAGTCATAGGCTGAACACCACAGATATCATAAGCGATAAGGTTAGGAACGGCTCTTCTTACTAATGAGATAAGGATTGGGTCATAACCTGCACCAGGACCAGCTGGAGCAGAACCACCTGTAAATCCACCGGTTGTACCGACGTCATTAGTAGGAGCTTCTGAAAGCAAGCTTGTCATGTTAGCAGATAGATCACCAGTTTCCTTAAGTGCTCTTTCTGTATTCTCAAGAATAGTAGCAGTTACTGCTTTTCTATGAGAATCGCTAATTGGTGAAAAAGATTCGTGCTCGAGAATGGGCCCCCACTTTTCCACTAGTCTTGAATAGTTATCCATTTTGGATCTCCTTTATTAATATTAATTTAATTAAAAACCAATTTATTAATTATTCTTTTTTCTAGTGTTGAAAGCTTCAACAAGAGCATTAATAGAAGAGTAATCAGAAGTTGGTTTAGTTACTTCCTGTTCTTCTAGAATAATTTCGTCATCTTCGTCCTGAACATCTTTCTTTTCAACAAGAGGCTTGTCAGAGAAGAATGACTCCTTAATTACTTGAAGATTTTCTGCATAAGCGTCAAGATCTTCAATATCAAGCTTTTCAGACAATACTTTCAATCTTTCTACCTGATTCTCAGATAAACCTTCTGAAAGTTCGTCAAATTTTTGTTCTGCTTTGTAAGTAGCAATTTGCTTTTGTAATTCGATATTCTCGTTTACTAAATCATTTGCTTTACCTTCCAATTCAGAAACTGTTGTCTCTAAGTTTGCTACAACGTCAACTGATTCTTCATCAACTGATACGTTGTGCTCTACGAATAAGTTCTTAAGACCTGACATTAATGATTCTGCCATTTCAACTTTAATTCCAGCTTCGATAGCAATTTCATTTTCTGACATCCATTCAGAAACAACGTAGTCTAAATACTTATCAACATTTTCAGTAATAGTATCTAATTTCTCAGTTACTGCTTCATTCAATGCTTCGTCTAAAGACTTAGTTAATTCTTCACGAATTGTCTCAGTTCTTTTATTTACTTCTTCGTTTAATGCGGCTTCAAATACAAGACTAATCTTGCCTTTGAACTCTTCGGATAAATCTTCGCCTTCGATGATAGATGCAATTGAAGATTCCACCACAACCTCTTCGATTGTTTCGACTTCTTCAGTTGTTTCAACTTCTTCCGCTGTAGGAACTGGCTCTCCAGCTTTACCTTGCTCAGGTGTTACTTTCTTAGCATCTACAGGGCCTTTTGGCTCGTCAGTAGTTGTTTTCTTCAGCTTGTCCTTTTTGCCTTCGCCACCCTCAGGTGCCACAGGTTGAGGTACACTAGAAATACCATCATCAGCAACGAATGTGTTTTTCTCGTCTGCCATTATTTTTCTCCTTTAAATTTGTTATAAATCTACAAATATTTAATTATAATAAACTTGACTGTTTTTATTTATAAAAAGTTAATTTCTCAAAGAACGAACGAATGTTTCAAACATTCTTGTTGCCGTTGCTTCATCAATAGTCCTTACTACTCTATTCACTTTCTTTTCAACTTCTTCAACAATATTTTCGATAGCCTGAGTGGCTTTCCAATTGCCAGAAGCAATATCGTAGTAATATTCTACATTCTCCATGATACCATTTACGAATGCATTTGGTGCTGAAGGGTCAGTGACAATATCAACAGTAGAAAGATGGAAATCCTTTTGAACTTCCATTACTCCATCTCTACCTGCCTTGACCGAACCAAGACCTCGAGTTGAAACTCCGATCTTTACTCCTTCGTCTAATAGGCTTTTAACGATTTCCCCCATCGGTGTTGATAAGATTTTTGCCTTACCATAAAAATCGTTGCCATCACGTTTCATTTCAGTAATCAAATGCGAAACGCGATCCCCGTTGATTTGTGGACCATCAGGGTGCCCTAACTCTCCGAGTGCTCTTTTAGTTTGAATAAATTCTTTATCATAGCGATTCATTTCGCTTTCTAAAGTAGCACTTGGATAAATTCTTCCGTTGCGATTTTTAATATCGCCTTGCATGAAGATTCCTTCGATAAAGTAATTCTTTTTACCGTCTTCTTTTTGCTCAGTAATTACTTCTACAAAATCTTCTGTGTATTCTGCTATTAATCTCATATCTATTCCCTATTAAAAACTATTTATAATCAGTTTATGCCCTATATGCTATCTTTGTCGCCCAGACCGCGGCGGCCGCTCCCGCAGCCGTTAGTGAATGAGACGATTCCTTTTCAACATAAATTGTAGCACCAGGACTAACAAAAACTTCTCCTGCAGTTTCTACTACAATAATAGATTCAGGTACTGTACCTGTATTCGTTACCGAAGCAATAGTAGCATCAAAAATTGTATTTGCTCCACTTGTTATATTAACTGGAACACTTAGTGGTTTAACTATGCTCGGCATCTTTAATATTCCTTATACTGTTTTAGCAAAATCTAAAATTTCGTTGTATCCTGCTTCATCAGCAATGAATACACTGTACATTTCATTTTTGTTTGTTTCTGTTAATTCTTCAAACATTCTGTTTAAAGTATCTGCATCTTCTTCTGAAATTTCAATTACTTCGTTGTTTTGTAATGTAAAAGAACCCGCTTCGATACTTTCGTATGCCATACCTGCTTTAGTAAAAATCTTTGAAGCAGATAAAGGTTTAGCATTAACCATTTGATCTCCTTTTGCATAAGCATATAGAGATTTAACATTTGAGAATACTTCTGCTAATTTGTTTTGCCACCATTCTTCAGGATCTTGTCCTTCCATTTTCAAATAGGATTGAATTTCTTCTGAGGCATAACAAATAAAATGTAATTGTTTCAACATCATAGGAATTTCTTGTTGGGGACTTTCAAGCAATTCTTCCTCGGTTGAAACTTTATTTAACATTTCTTTGAATGTCATTTGAATTGTTTTTCCATTTGAATCTTTAATGGTAACTTGTGTAGGACTTGTTTTTGGTTTGTCCTCACCTTTTAAAACTTTTTTCTTTTGAACTTCAGGCTCAATAGTTTTAGATGCTTCTGTATCATCGGCTTCTTTTGTTTCTGCTTTTTTAACAGGTTTCTTTTCTGCTTTTAATACTTTATCATCTGAACAACTACCTTCCTGCATACCTTTAATTTCATTGCCGCAGCAAGAACATTCTTTACCAATTTCTTCAACCTTATGTTCTCCGCCACAATGTTCGCAAGATTCGTCACAACCGCAAGAAGCTACCAATTCTTCTTTTTTAACTTCTTTGCTGTTTGATACTCCAAGAATCTCTACAATTGATTTTCTAATAGGTGTTGTTGATTCTTCAACTTCCTCTTGTGATTTGCCATCACCTGTACCTCTATCAGGCAATGTTTGTGATACACGTTTCTTATACGCTTTATCGTAATTTACATCGCCTTTTTGGTCAGCAGGCCTTGCTGCTTCTCCTTTGCCAGGAATCTCACCTGTGAAGACATGGTCAGGAGCAACAGGATGTTTGATTAACTCAATCGTATGTTGATCCTTAAAGCGTCTTTCTTCAGGTGCCTTTGGTTGGGCAACTTCTGAAACTAGATCTTTAAAATTTTTCATGTTTAGTCCCTAATTTAATTTCTATATTACCTTTATTTATATTATTAAAACGGTTCGTCCTCTTGATGACCGCCTGCTTCCTTTTCAGCCGCAATTTCATCTTCCATTTCTTGTTGTTCTTCTTCAGTCATTTGAAGAATATTTTTCGTAATCCACTGATGAGAGAAATACTTACCAGTGTATTCTGAAACATCTCTAAGAGTATTCAATCTTTCTCTTAGAATTTCAGCTTCTTTTAATTCTTCAAAATAATTATCTTTAACAAAGTCATAACGAATATCATTTCTAATTTCTGCGAACTCTTCAGGTGTTAATATACCTTTGAGTATCAATTGCTTCTCTAATACCATATTAAATATCCATGAGAAGCGAGAACGAATTCTCCTAATAAATTTACCAAACTTTAGTTCATCACGAGTAATCTCAGATGTTCTACCAAAGGTTGCCATAGCTTCTGGTTCTAAACGGCTTAAAGGTACCTTCAACGCCTTGTATAATTTACGTTGAAAATACTCTAAGTTTTCGTTACCACTCAATCCTGGTGCATTACCTCCTGCGAGGGTATCAACTTCAGTTGATCTTTCTCCACCACGACGAGGGAACCAAAAGTCCTCGGTCATTGTTAGCATCTTTCGAGAATCGGTAATTTCACCGGTTGACGAATTATACTGTAACTTGTTTTTATGACGTGCCATCATATCTCTAAGATATTGTTCTGCCTTGTTCTTAGGCAGATTGCCCACGTCAATATAAAAAATTCTTCTTTCAGGTGCTCTTGTTAACGTGTAAATAACAACAGCATCTTCCAACATTCTAAGCTGATTTAAAGCTTTTCCTGCTGGATGTAAATGAGATAATACTAAACTATTATTCTCATTCATTAAGCCCGATGTTACTCGAGCTATACTATCTTTAGCAATCTTGATTCCTGAAGTACTACTTGCTGGAGAACTTACTCCACCTGTACTTGTATTTTGGAACCCTGTTTCAGAATACATGTAATACTCGTTTTTAACTTTCTTAACAGGTATTCCTGAATGCTTGTCCTTTTGTTTCTTATCAACTTCTCGAATTAACTTTAGTTTTCGAGGATCAACATAACGTAATTCTAATACACCTTTCTTAACATCTTCAGGATCAATAATAATATGATAATTTAATCTTCCATCAACATAAAATTTCTGAAACATATCATATGAATTATTAGTAAAGTCAAATAATGCAAGAACGTTATCAAATTCATTAATAATACTTTTCTTTACTTTATCTGGTAGATCTGTTTCTCCTAAAGAGATTTCAACAACTCTATCATTAGTATCAACACTAATTGCTTCATTAACAATGTCATCAATAGCCTGAGAAACTTCAGGCTGCATTGCCATATGACGATATCTTGTAATTAATTCAGATTCCGTTTTAGCGGAACCTTCCATATCAAGTATCGTATTATAAAAACCACCAAGAGCATTACCAACGGTAATCGCTCCATCATCATTAGAAGGTTCAGCAAAGGAGACTGGAAGTGTAGTCTCCTCTTCTGCCCTCTTTATATCAAAGCCAAAAATTTTCAAAATATCACCTATTTAATTATGTAGTAGGAATACCAGTATTTCCTTCAACTGTCCACATGTCGTAGTCGAAGTCAACTGTGAATTCCTGAATTGCGTCAGCTCCATCCCATGTCATTGCCATTGTGCTAACTGATGTTGGGAATAATCCCTCAAATTTGTATGATCTCAATGGATCTCCATTTCTACTATAATGTGTAATTAATGCATCAGATTTATAATCTTGAGGTAAACCCGAGATGTTAGTTTGATGCGAATTAATTGCATTCATCCAAGCTTCAAATGCGTTACGAATTTGATAATCTTCATCGTTAATTACAGTTACCTGCCAAGTCGAGAATTTTCTAGAACCAGAATATGCAATCTCTCTTCCAAAATAAGAAACCTTAAAAGAGGATACATCTGATGACGGTATGTTTGCTGCTTTTACCATAAATGGAACTTTAAAATCAGCAACTGGGTCAACAGGGTTGAGAATCTGAACTTGGAAAAGGTTAGCACGAGCGCCACCGCCAGTTAACTGGGATTTGAACTCATTAATATTAAATGCCATTCTTTTTCTCCTTTATTAAAAATTATTTATTAGGCTAATGACCCAACAATTTCATCAAACTCAACGCCGCTTCTTGTTGCCACGAAGGTTAATTCAATTACATTAATTGAACGTGCAGGCTTAATAAAGATATTAGCTCTGAACTTACCTTGGTCAATAATAGACGGTGTATTTACTGTTGTATCAGATACCACTCTGAAATCAACAATACCTCTTTTACCTTGAATGTCTCTTAAGAATGGTTCAACAATTCCTTTAAATTGAGCTTGAGTAAACTCGTCGTTCAATTCAAATAAGAATGATTCTGCAGCATTGGCAATTGCCTTTTCTACCGCAATAAACAATCTTCTAACGTTGATACTATCAAATGCGCTATTAGCACCTAATCCTGTCTTATCACCAAATAAAACAATTCCTCGTCCTGTTTGTGCCATGACTGGGTTAACATTTGCACTGTATAGTTGATCTCTTTGAGCCTTATTAGGATTAAAGGCAAGTTTAACAACATTCTTGATTACACCTTTACGGAAACCGGCAGGAGATTCAAAAGGTTCAACTCTTGAAGCAAGACCTGCGATATCACCGTTAAGTGGGGTATATCTGTATACATCATTATATCTGTCATATCTATACTTATAACCTGAATCCATTACATAGTAAGAAGAACTTGGTAAGCTATTCTTATATGCAATAATATTTGCTAATTTAGCTTCAGATTTGCTTTCATCAACAACATCTGATTTAGCAGGCGAAATAAACGCAACTGCATCTTTTCTGTAATCAGCAATATTTGAAATAAGGTATGTAGCAAGATTACCACTATCGTCACCTTTACCTTGTAATACGAAAGATACATCAATCTCATTTGAAGATTTGAATAAATCGTAGGCACCGGCAAGGTCGGCTAATGTTGCTGCAGTTTCTGTTCTACCATCTGTACCTAATGCTAATGATTCATATTCAGAAGTTTGAGCTTCGAAGTGAGCAGTATTAGCAACAGTAACCCAAGAAGATTCTTGAGCAATTACTTCTTTATAGTAATTTGTTTTACCGTTTGATAGTTTTGCACTTTGTGATGTAGAAACATCAGAATAAATTTCTAATACAGTATCTGGTGTTCCGGATATTGAACCATCTTCATCAATAACAGCAATATGGAAATTGCCTGTTGCTGGAGCTTTTCCAAATAATCCTGAGAATGCCCATTTCTTTGTAATACTTAATTTATTTAATTCTGTCTCTGCTAATCTGTATGGTTGACCTAAAGTAATAGTATATCCATATGATGTAACTAAACTGGTGTTAGCAGTTTCATCGCCTGCAGAATCTCTCCATTCTTCAACAATTGAAGAAACTGGTATTGATTGATAACCTACTGAATCGTTACCGATGACAAATATATCACCTGCATCAATTGTTGTAGTATCAATTCTATATGCTGGTGCAACTTCAAATTCAACTGAAGTAGCATTAAAAGCAATTGTTTGGTTAATGGAAGTATTACCTGTGATTCTTGATGAAGTAATATTACTTACTTCAATAAGATCAGCTTCAAAGTTTGTATCTTTAACATACGCAACCTGTAATGAGTTACCTAACTCTCCAGGATATAATGCATCAAATGCACCATATACATGAAGTTGAGTATTTGAGCTTGAAGTATCAGAAGCAGAAGCAGTAACTGCTCCATTATCTGCACGAGCAACCCATAATGCATTTGCATATGAAAGATAATCAGCTGCTACAAAGAACGTCTCATAGTTATTATCATTGGGTTCACCAAATCTTTGAACTAATTCATTCTCTGAAGAAACAAGTATTGCTTCACCTACCGGGCCCCATCTAAATACACCAGCTACTGCTGCAGGTGGTGTTGCGATGGCAGGAACCGATGCTGATGCGTCCACCTCTCGAACAATTACGGAAGGACTTACGGAAAAAGCCATATTATTCTCCTTTAAATATTATCTATTTTAAACCTATTTACTAATTTATAGTTATCACAGTTTTATTTATAATAATTTAAACTACACTTCAAAAGTTCTTTCAGGTCTGTACTCAATCCATCCTTGTTCATCTGGTAATGGATCCCCTGTATCAATAAATCCGAAAGGTAGTAATTCTTCATCAAGCTGTTGTTCAGTTTTTTCTTTCAATGCTGCTAATGTATTGATATCTGTTAATTCTCTAAAGAATCGTTGGTCAGATAACCAAGCAAATAATACTAGATTCATAACGAGATCATCGTTAGCTCCAGATTCAGCTTCGTAAGAATTACCTTTTTTACTAAAACGTGATAACTCCTGTATTGTATTATAATCTTGTATTATTAACTGATTTTGTTCAATTAATAATTTCAATATAGAACAACCTTTTGATTTTACTTGTCGGGTTGTTCTTATTCCATGATCTGCTCTCTTCCCTCCAAAACCACCTGAAACTTGTTTACCGGATCGGCCGGCATTTTCAGTGAAAAGAAGATTTTCATAGCCGTAGTCCATTAAGAGTACATCAGAAACCTGCTCACCGATGTCATTGATTTCTATTAATATGGCACTCTCATTATACATCAGCCCTATTCTATATATAACAGAGGCAAAGTCAACTGGACTTATAGTATTGTCCTGAAAGCAACATACTTGTTTGTATGGCATTTCAGTTACATCAATCATAGTAAATGTTGAATAATCAAGGCCTTTACCTCTTGACACATCAACTGTCATAACATATGAATGATTAGGTATTGCTTTTTCGTATTGTGTAATACCTTCACTTTCAGTAATTGGTTTGGATGGTGCTAGTTCTTTTAATTTGGCACCACTAATAAGAGTACCTGAACTACCCAAGAATTGACAACAGTACTCTTGATTAAATTTTTCGTTATCAAAATCTAATGCTTCAAGAGTTTCATCTTTCCATTGTTCGTCTCTACCTGGAACATCATACCACATAACTTCAACAAACTCATAACCGTTAGTACCTTCTTTGGCACCTTTACAAGTTTTCCAAAAATGGTTCAATCCATTTGGTGTTGAAGTCATTAATAACTTTGTACTTTGACCTGATGAAATTGTTGGATATACTGAAGCAAAGAATTCATCAAATCCTTCAATAAACGCAACCTCATCAAGATATAGAAAAGAAATAGATTTACCTCTAATTGCCGAAGATGTTGTAGTTCCTGCGTATATCTTACAACCATTTTCCAATGTTATATTACCTTTATTCCATTCTTCAATACCTTGCTGCATCCATTTAGGTAATGCCTCATAGGCAAGCTGAACTCTCCCTAATACTTCTCTAGCCGCATCACCTTTGTTTGCCAATATGGCAACGGTCTTAAATTCATTAAATAAGATGTAGTGTAATATAACCGCTACTGCTGTTGTAGTTTTACCTGCCTGTCTTGATGTAAGTACGGCAACTCTTCTATTCTTTGTAATCTTTTCTGTAATTTCTTTTTGATAATCATACATCTGAATAGGAATTAAGCCTTTATCAACATGTACAATTTTAATATAGTTTTCAGCGAAGTAAATAGGATCTTCAGCGCATTTCATATACTCCTTCAACATCTCTGGAGTAAATTCGATTTGTTCTCCAACTTTTTTGAGGTATGAATTACCTAAGTACCCGCGATCTATCATTCGTTGTTATCGCCTTTAATCATTTTTAATAAATCGGCGGTTGATACAATTAAGTTATTATTCGTAACTTGAGTGGATGGTCCAGATTCTTCTTTAGCAAATCTTTTCTTTGTAGACATTTCAACATAATCTTTGTTTGCATCAAGCAATGTTTTCATTAGTGTGGATACAACTTCAAATGCTCGAGGAGATTCTGATTGTTTCGCAATTGCTGTCATTTCTTTAACTGCATCATCACCAAGATTAATAATATTCTCAATATTTTGTTTTGCTAATTCAATGTCTTTTAAATTTTCTTCAGCTTCTTTTGTAATAGCCGCAATAGGATGTACTACACTTTCTTGCGGTAAATTCTTTAAATTATCTACACTTTCCTGCACCAAAGGATCTTCTTTAAGAGTTGCTTCAAATTCAGCCCTTAAATCTTCTTTGGCATCTTCCAAAGGTCTCATATTTAAAGCTTGCGCAATTTTATCATCAGTCATATTCACCATCCTTTGCTTTGTATTCCTTATTATTTATTGCGCATGATTTTCGTAATAGGCTGCTACTGAATCTGTGATCTCTTTTATTAAAGTGTAAATCAATATCTCGCTTACGACAGATATCTTTTCCTGTGAAATCTTTATCACGATATTCTTCTCCTAATATACGAACATGAATTGTATATAGTTCTAAAATATCTTCAAGATCTCTTTCAGTACAATAAGGAATAATTTCGTCAACATATCTTACTGCCTTAAGTTGACTATATCTTTCTACAATAGTTTGAATAGGTGGGTTCTTTATATTAGGACGATCCTGTGAAGGATCCATTTGTAATCCTACAATTAAATAATCACATTGTTCTTTTGCTTCTCTTAGCATTTGAACATGGCCAGCATGAAGCAGGTCAAAACTGCTACAAGTAAATCCAATTTTCATAATTTATTTCCTCTTAACTAGGTTCAGTATCGGATACTTGCTCGATAAAGTCCCAGTCGTCATCAAATTCAATTAAACTAAAATCAACGGTTAGTTCAGGATCGGTTGTTGGTGTACCGTTTGCTGTCATACCTGGTTGCATAGTTTGATATTCAACAAACTCTGTATTCGCAAGTATATCATCAGCATAACGAACATCAATAAATCTGATAATATTCTTATCTCTTTCAGGTCCAAAGAACCAACCTTTCATTGTAAAGTTTAATGTATATATTATACTTCTTCTTGTTGTGAATGCTTCTTCATAAACATCTTCACTTGTTACTCCAGATAAAATTAATGGAATATCAAGTGGTTCCAATCCGTCAATTAATCTTACAGTGCTTGTATGTTCTGGATTAAAGAACGGTAATATTTGTTCTAATATTTTAACGGCATCTTCATTATATTTTGCCATAATGTATAAACTGAATCCCATGTTATATGGAGTTCCTGCATACAGAAATTTGCGATATCCGCTTGCTTCATCAACTGCAGTCTTTCTTAATTTTCTTGTAGGAGCAACTTTTCTTTCAGTGTCATATGTAAACGATGTAAGTTCAAAAGCCATACGAGGTAATGTCATTGCGTATGGTTGTCCTGCCGAAGGATTACCAGATGCATCAGTGGAAGCTCCACCTAATAATGCAGGATCTTGGTCAAGACGAGCTAAAATCTTTTGATATGGTCCATAAGAAATAGGTACTATTTGTCTCTGATTAAGTGTACCATCAGTGCTTGTTCTTCTAACTTCTAATTGATTAAAATATGTACCAAATAAGGCAACATATTTGCGAATCGTAGAATTGTAAAAATAGTTTGCTATTGCCATTATGAGTCACTTATTTGTATGTTTTCACTAAACGGATCTACTTCTGAGAAATCAATAATACCATCTGCTTCAATTTCAAAGTTTAGGTTATTTGATAGATCATCAGTTTGTGCAAGTGCATTTAGTGTAACTGTATTAGAAACGTATACATCTGTATTGTAATCTGCAAAGTAATTATCAATTTCTGTTCGGCCTGTATTGAATCTTTGGTTGCTGTATTCAATCAATTCACATGTCATATCAAATACTTGAGTTTTACCCATTTGATAAAATACGCTTTCATGTTCAACGTATTTAATTTCAAAAATCTTTTCGTTTAATGGGAAGTAAATTAAATCGCCTTCTCTTGGACGAATAAGTTCAACAACCTCTCGAGTTACATATCTTTCAAATGTTCTATTCGCAACGGTAAGTGTTAATTGATCTCTGATTTGTAAACCGAACTTAGATAAGAAATCACCTTCACCTTCAAATCCTTCGTTATTTTTAACATAAACTTCAAATTCAAAAGTTTCATTATATTCTGGAAAATCGTCTTCATTAAAGATTACATCACGACCTTTAATTGCTCTACTAATGTAAATGACATCAACACCATACTGCTTGATAGATTCAATTACTAAATCGTCAATCAGTTCTTGTTCAGAAAATCTCTGATAGTTGTTGAAAAATACATTAGTTGCCATTACTTATCCAATATAGTTATAAGAGAGAGGTTGTAATTCGGATATTGCGTTTTCTTCCATTAATCTTCTCTCTTCTCTCGCATCGGAAAGTATTTGTTCTCCATTGAATGATACACCGCCTACAAGTTGCATACCTGTAAACTTAGTTAAGTTTGAACCCCACTGCTCTTTAACTAATGCAGTTGCGTAATTTTGTAACCAACGATCTGACCACACATCTGAATACGAAGCAGGATCAATTACATCGTATGCTTCAATAATGAGATACTCTCCTTCAGTTAATACACCTTTATCCATGTCAAGATGCAATCTATTAACGTGTTTATTATAACGAACCATTGGTTTACCTACAAGCATTTCTTGTAAGAATTCTAAATGACTCATTGACATATAATAATTTGTAATATTATAACCTGTGATATCTTCAAGATTATTTAAAACGAATTGATACTGAACATTAAAAATACCTGAACCTGTTGAAATACTTGACTGCATATCAAAGATGCCTGAAATACCAAGGATTGTTGTAGGCAAATCAATATAACCATTTGCTACATCATCTGCAGTAAGTTGGTGTTTTAAATAAATTAATTGACTACCGTTATAATGATAATCTCTCCAAAAATCAATCGCTTCATCAAGACGATCATCTACCTGTTCATCGGACACATTAATATCAATGACAGGTGCACCTAGCTTACGGAGTACCCATGCTTTGAATTCTTCTCTTGTTGTTGGTTGTGCCATTTTAATTGATTTCCATTAATTATTAATATTTATTCGGCTTATGGTTCAGCCTCAGCATCAGCCCTACAGTCAACTCTTATTTCCCATATTTTAGTATCATCATATCCAGATACACGTCCCCAAAATTCAACAATCCATGTACAATCTCTAATATTGTTTGCTACCGGTGCTGCGGACGCACTCGCACCCAAAAAGAGTTGAATATTATCACCGACGCTACTTGTTGTTAACCAAGTATCATTTACATAACTATTTGAATATGTTGAATATGAGCTAGAACTTCCAACCACTACGTTATTAGTCAATGTATATTTCATCTTAATAGCGGATGGTGTAAAACCATTAAGCGTAAATACATCTTGTGCATTATCAAATGCAGCAGTTGTTAAAGTAGAAGAGGTACCACCTACCTCATACCTAAGTACTGATTTAGTTGTAAAATCTCCACTCGCAAAAGAGCTATCGTCCCTGGCTTCAATTTCAAATCCCAAACTGCCTCTTCTCATTTTAAGTTCTATATATGCAGCTGTAGATGCAGAGTTAGATAAAGAAAAAGCAGTTGCCAAAGCATCGAGTCCAACTCCATCATCGGAATAACGAACATATTCTATTCCTCCGCCTGTTGGAATAGAATTACCTGAAACTCCGCCAGTACCTCCGGTTACTGATAATCCTGACATTGTGTTATAAGTATGTGTTGCCATTATGCTAACCCTGTCCATGTACATTGATAGTATCCGGTATCAAGAATATTTGAGCCACCAGAATCAGATGCAATTTCTATTTTTATTGTTCCTTCCGCGGCCCCATAGGTAAGAAGATCTCTTGAATCTCTAAACCACCATTTTCTTGTTGATGATAATGCATGCCATGTATTTAAAGCGGCAGAATCAGATGAAGGTGAAGTAGATGGAGTAAAGCCAGAATAAGAAGATGCTCGAATATAATATGTTGTGCTTGGTGTAATATTGTTCCATTGAACCGATGAATGTAAGTATCTTCCAGCACCACCTACATTATAAATGCTTTCATATTTGTAAATATTACCGTTAGCATCAAATTCCCAGCCCATTATCATATCATTGTTATTACTTGTTGCTCTATCAAAGAAAGTTTCTGGACTACTTGTAGTACCGCTCAATGAAACTGTTTCTGTTGGAGCTCCACCACCTGTTGCCGTAAACCCAACAGCATTTGCTCTTATTTCAGTTGCAGAAACACAAGTTGCATAAACTTGCCAATGCTGATAATCACCCCATGTAGGTTCTGTATTATCAGGCCAATTCCAAGAAGAAGGAAAAGTTGGTGTATAATAATTTGTAGATGTATCTAATAAGACAATTGCTGATCTTCCTGCAGCCATACCAGATTCTGTAAATGTTGTTGCTGCAGTTAAAGTACATGTATGCATCGGTGTAGTAAAATTAACATTATCAGTTATTGCCACTGGAACCGCATGAAACCCAGTAAAAAAACCTGTAGCATCGGTAATGCTTTTTAATTTCAAAGAATCATTTATAACTTCTGTTCCTGATATTTTAATTGCCATTATTCTACACCTACGTCAAGCTTTCCAGCTAATCTATAAAACAGTTTTTTAATTTGTTCATTCTGTTCATCTTTATCATCATGTTCAGGAATTATATGATACGATTCCACTTGATTATTACTTGAATCTGTATGAACAACTTTTATTGTAATGTCTTTTCCAGTTTTTGCCATCTTACGATCCCCAGCTTGTTGCCACTGCTCTTATAGTACTTGAATCCCAACAAGTAAAAACAATTTGCCAATATCTTGCTCCAGTAAATGATGGTGTTGTATCATTTGCCCATTTAACATCTGTATCAAAAGTTGGTGTATATCCTGTAGAACTAATATCTAAAACAAGCATATGAGTTTTTCCAGCCGCTCGGTTTGTCATATTTGCATTTGCGAATGTTGTCGCTGCAGTTAATGTACACTTATTAAAAGTTTTATCAAAATCTATAGTACCTACTCCACCGCCTGGAGTTGTAAATGACAATGGATGAAAATTATTATATTGCCCTTCAGCACCAGTGATATTAGCAATCTCTCTAAGATTGTTTATTACTTCTGTTCCGCCTACTTTAATTGCCATATCTTATTCCTTAAAGCCCAGCTTGTTGTCCATAAGTTGCATTTAATATTCCACCAGAATTTGGTACTTCTGCAGTTGAATAAAAAGTTCCTTCATTACATACAACTTTAACTCTAAAATCTGGATTCGCCGAAGCAAAGTTGGTTGTAGTATTTGTTGTCCCAGAGCTTTGATTTGGATCTCTTTGTGCCATCCACCCAAATCTAGTTGTTCCTGGTGTAGTGCTTATATTATAATATGTTCCAGAGTTATAACCATTTGAAACTGGAGTTGGACCATACGCGTAATTAGAAGGAGTACAAGTTCCACTACAAGCTTGAGATGAAACATTGTATTGTGCCTGGACCGAACTAATACCTGTTAATCCAGTATAGTTTATATAAGTTGTGGTTGGAGTACTTGGCGCTGCCGATGTGCCAGAATCAAATACTACAATAATTCTATTATTTGCATCATCTCTTTCAAATCTAACATAAGCCCATGCTTCGGGCCAGCCAACTTGTGATGTTTCGGATTCACTAAAATTAATACCTAATATACTAAATGAGCTGTCCATAGTTGCAGATGGTGTACCAGCCGCATCATAAGGAAGTGCTGTTGCTCTAACAGTAGAAGCATCCCAACAAGTTAAAGTAACTGTCCAAAATCTATTTGAGGACCATGTAATTGCTGTTGGAAATTTAACTTCTGAAGGCCAAGAAGGTGCATAAGGAGTAGTACTAGTATCAAGAAGCAAAGTTACTTGTTTTCCTATACCTCTATTAGAAGTAGTAAAAGTAACGTTACTGGTCATTGCCAGTGTTTGATAAGTTTTTGTGAAATCTATGTCTGTAGTAATTGTGCTAACAATAGGATGCCAATTATCAAAAGTGCCTGCACACTCTTCTATATTTTCTAAAGCACGGCTGTCATTAATTACTGTAAAACTGGATACTTTGATTGCCATCTTCGTCCTCTCGACTATTAGCAGTTAATTTAATTTATAGTTTTATTTATACATTAGTCACGGCGCTCAATGTCATCTTCTGATAAAATATTGCCAAGCCATACTTCAATTACCTTCGCAGGTTCTGTTCCTATATTTGTTGCTTTATGCCAAACACCTTTTGGAATATCAATACTTTGTCCTGCTACATATACGTCATGGTGTATCTGATTTTCTTTTTGTAGAACCATTTTAATAGATCCTTCTACAATATGCCAATGTTCTGATCTATGTTGATGTCTTTGGTCACTTAAAGATTTGCCTGGATCAAAGGATAATTCTTTTACTTGCCAATTGCCGTTTGAATGTAAAACTGTATATGTTCCCCATGTTCGTTTAACCGTAGGTTGCGACCATTCTTTTAATATCCAGCTTGAAGAATTCTTTTTATTTTCTCCACCTATACCAAATTCAAACTCAATACCTTCTACGGTCATCTCAGGGATGTTATCTGATGTTCTATCACCACCATTTACGAATACAATAGTATCATTGGGGTATAGTGCTTTAACTTGTTCTAAGCAATCTATCGCACTTCCATCTGAATCGTCAAAAGCCATTACTTCATCAACAAATCCTAACGCTCCTACAATTGCGGCTCGTTCTTCCCAAGGCATAAAGTATCTACCTTTCTTTTGTTTTAACCAAGAGTCTGAATTTACTCCGACAATTAATCTCATACCACAAGCAGCAGCTTCTTCGAGATATTTAATATGTCCTGAATGAATTGGATCAAATCCTCCAGTAGCTACTATGGTAATCATTACAATTCCTCCATGAAATAATCCCACACAAAATTAGAATCTTTATTTGTTTTCATTTCTTTTGGTAAATCAACAAGTTCAGAATGAATATACCAATCTTCGTATGGATGTCCTGGACAAAAAGAAACATTTGGTACTGCTAATACATATCCATGTTTCTTTAATATATTTCTTGCACTGTCTCTTCTTTCATTTCCTAATCTATAAAAATCGTGTTCAAAAGTAATGATTCTAAACTTAAACCTATTAAACGGTATATTTTTTAAGATATCAATTGACGCATCATCACAATCAATTTGTAAGTAATCAATAACAGGTTCCATAGAATGGGCATTTAACATATTTTCAAAAGGAATGACTGTTGCATCAGAACAAATAACAGTATTATTTCTGTTTTCTTTGAACTTATAACATAAAGCTTCTGAATTATCAATGGAGATACCTTTCCAATTAAAATTGCTTTCAAGCAATGCAGTATTGTTATGAACAAATGGATCTCCTGAACCAATCTCTAAATATGTACCGTTTTGTTTACCATTAAGAACAGATAAAACAAACATATCTTGAAAATGTTTTGAATGATTCTTATGAATATTATATAGACCATTAAAGTTAAATTTAAATCTATCGGCATCATCTGCAATAAAAGGTATAACATCAGGATACCAAATACTATTCATAATTCTATCAACTTTTTCTTTTAAGCCTGGTTTTAGTTTATGTCTATATTTTAAACTAAAGAATAGTTGTTTACCGTTTTGCTGACCTGAAATATACCATGTTGCTAATGCTTGATAATATAATAAGTATTCATAACCAGGAAATCCTAATTCACAATTTTCTTCGAGTGTGTCAGGAAGTTCAGTATTTAAAGCATTTTCTGCATGGAATAGACAATGTTTCCATAATGATTTACTTTCGTAATGTTTACATAAATGATAATGTGCTTCAGGTCTATCTGGAATTAATGCAGCCGCATCAAGAAATGCTCCTTCTACCGTAAAGCCTCGATCTCGTTGTCTATCATAACAACGACCAATACCTATCATACATTTATATTGTAATTCTTTATCATCATTAAATTCTGAAGAAGATAAATCAGCAGCTTTCAAATATAAAGAAACTGCCATTGCTCCTTGTTCTAACTTATCATATTCTTTTGCCAAGTCATAACATTTTTGAGGATTCTTTCCATCTAATATATGATCTTCTAATAATTGCTGTAACATAATTTATCCTCTTGCCACAAAATCGAAGAATACCTCTTCAGGCATTTTTAATAAAAAGGTTCCGTTGTCTTGATAACCAAACGATACTATCATATTTCCATTTAAAAAAGTCATACCTGTGGCAAACTCAATATTATATTCATATCCTGTGGTTGGGTCAATCTGTGTACCCATAAAATGGAAGTCGCGAGTTTTATGAATAACATTCCAATCTTTATCCCATACAATAATACGATGATTGTAATGTCCATCTTTACGATGGAATACATCTCTTGTTAAATCAACCTCGTGAGTAAATGTTAATCTTCTTCCTTCACCAATTGGATATACCTGAGTACCTCCTCGTAAATCTCTTGGCATTTGAACAAAAGATGTTTGATCATGGTGAACAGTTTCAGTTGTTCTATTTTCAATATCGTATTTTACAACTTCTGTAGGATTACACCACTTTACAAAATGCCAAGGTTCATCTATAATAGGCATCCAATTCTTTTCACAATAAGTTGAATCATCTCCTGGAGCAGGAATTGGGTTACGAGAAATTTCTTTCCATTCTCCATCAACAAAATCTATTTCTTGCATTTCCATTCGACCCTTTCCTTTATCGTCGTAACAATCTCTACGAACACCACAAAGGAATAGGCGGTTATCCCAACTGAATAAACGACCATCTTCAAGACCAATAAAGTTCCAAGTTGGATCTGTATCAAATTCTGATGTATTAATACGACCTGAATTTAAAACATTTAATTCACTATCTAACTCACACATAATATTATATGTCGTTAAACTAATGTCGTTTTCTGGATGTAAGTATTGTAAAGGACCCCAGGTATGAGGAAAGCGTTTACCTTCTGAATGGTAAAGCGTATAATTAACATGACGAACATTTAAAAGAATCCTTCCATTATGTACAAAAATAGAAGGATTCATAATTCCTGTTTCGCCGGTTAATTCTTTTGGAAGGGTAATTGGGTGAATACTTCCGCCACGTTTCAATGCGTAGTGCACTAATCCGTGAAGACGTAAATCATGCATGTGAACTCCATTATATAAATCAGTTTTATATTATATTATAACATACTTTCGTATGTTTGTCAACTATTTATTAAGACCAAGGAACGCTTTTTTCGACTTTGCCTCTGGAATTAATATTCTTTGCTATCTTTGAATCGTATTTAGCAATTTGGTCAGCAGATATATTAGATTCTAACCAACCAATAACTTGTGCTTCAGTTAAATCAGCAAAAGGAGTAAAGTCAGCTTGAGCTACATCATCGGCATACACATCTGTATGCCCAACAACTTTTGACGTGTTGCCGTCAGCATCAACTCCAATCCTTCGCCATTTAATTTCAACAACAGCATCCGCCAACGATACGCCTTCAGCGTTCGTTACGTCTCTTGTAGATAGCTTAACTATTGACCATGAGTAATTCATTTATTACTCCAGAATTAAATTGCTGCTGGTTCTGGGTCGCTTTCGCCTTCTTCAGGTGCTGCAGCTTCAACTGATGGATCAGGTGTATCTGAAGCAGGTGCCCAAGGCATATCTGCATCTTCAATACCAGCTTCATCAATTTGAAGTTTAACTCTACCAGAGATATGATCTGCATATCCTTGATCGCCATTTACAACAGCCTTAATCCAACCAAGTACTGTTTCTTCTGTTAAATCAGAAAAATCAACAAAAGAACCGGCCGGTACGTTTTCAGCGCTGAACGGGGTTGCTCCTGAGAACTCACCTGTATTACCGCTTCCGTCAGTACCAGTTACTTTCCAATATGTTTGAACAACAGCTCCTTGTAAGGTTGCACCTTCAGAGTTAACTTGATCTTTCTTTTTAAGACCAGTAACTTCCCATGTCCATGTATAATCTGTGCTAAGTGCCATTTCTATTTTTCTCCGTTAATTAATAACATTAAGTTATAGTTTTATTTATATATTAAATTCAATAGTACAATGTATTAATCGTTAATAGCATCTGCCCAAGTTGGCAGTGTCATTAAATGATCGTAACCTTGTTCTACAACAGTTTTTTCCGATGCCATATCTATAGTGAAATTCATATTTTGCTCTTGATCTTGCATAATATTAATTTCCATAGAATTGTCTGCAGTAGGAACTTCCGTAGGATACTGTGCATATGCCGCAATAGGAGCTTTACCAGCTTCTCTTGCTTCTTTACTTGCATATACAACAACAGAAGCTCGACCATAATAACCAGCTCTCCATACGTGATCTGGCGCATTATCAGGTCTTACTCCTCCAGGATCTTCAGTATCAACAGTCCGCTTAGTTGTTACTACGTTATGTATAACATGATAAGCATTAGGACAATCCAATCCGTTCTTTAATTCATAACTTTTTATTAGTGCCATTATTTATTCCTTTCTCTTTCAATTTTAAGTTCCTCTCTCAATTCATCTACTTCAGATTTAAGATCTTTAATAGCCTGAATTAAAAATGGAGTGATTTTATCATAGTTTACTGTTAGGTAGTCTTTGACTTCTTCGCCATCAATGATGACCTTTTCTTTACCGCCGTTACCAGATTTATTTATAACAACCGCATTAGGAAGTACTTCTTGTGTATCTTGAGCGATAACAGAAACTTCTTCCAATCCACCCTCGATAACACCGGCAGTTACTTGTTCAGCTTCTTTCTTCCAATTAAATCGACTTGGTTTCAGTTTCATGATTGTATCAAGACCTTCACCTCTTGGAAGTTCTTGAATATTTTCTTTCAATCTTCTATCTGACCAGTAAGCAACAACGTTACCTGGTGTATATACTGAACCATCTAGATATAGACGCCATCCATAATATGTACTGTAAAAACCGTGTACAGTTTGATTCATCATCAAACAGATGTTACCATCAAACTGCATACCACCCCAACCGTTACGAGAACCTTGAACTCTCCAAGAACCGTAAGATGCGTTGTTAGGATAGAAGTGAGCGCCGTTAATACCAGAGTAAA